GATTGTTTCCCCAACTGTCATAGGCATCGCGCGTCTCCTTTTTGGTGCAACGTTGTTAACTCCCGCCCGTCCTTGGCGGACCCGGTCGACTACGGCATAGGCCGCTGTAGGCTACTAGCCTATGTAGCAAGTGCTGTGCCATAGCTAAGTATATGATTCTATTGATCTCCCTGCCCCTGGAATGGGCCTTTCTGCCCCATGTGCGCCATGCGAAAGTGGCCACAATGCCCCATACTCCTCCGCTCTCGTCGTAGCTCTCCCGTCGCATGCTCCCCTCGTCGCACTCTTCACCCGCTGAAAGAGGCGACACGCCTGCCCGAGACAACTCCACCACTTTCCATTAAAGACTAGGATTGCCAAAAAACCCCATAAAATCACACACTTACGCGCTTATGATCCATTCCTTACCTCGACTGCCAAAAACCCCAGCAATCTTGCCCACTTAGCGGATTCCGTACTCCCGCCGGGGCACATGCTAATCCAAGCTAAAATTCACTGTCCCACTGAACGACACTCAAAAACGACGGAAAAAGGTTCTCTGAACCCTTCTTCTCTCCAACAGCTCCTCAACTTCTCTCTCTCTCTATAGAGACAGATACTATTTTTTGTCAGTTTGTTTTTTAGCTTATTTCTGGGTGTGCCCCGGTGGTAGGTACGAAAGCCGCAAGTACCTGATTCCAGTGGTGAATATGCTTGTTCTGGTCTGTTACGGTTCATATGCTCGTAAGTATGCGGATTTACTAGCTTTTTGCTTGTAACTAGTCTTTAATGGAAAGTGGCTGGAGCCTCGGGTGTGTGCTCTCGTCGTAGTTCTCATGTCAGGCTTGTCCATCGCGCTTTTCACACGCTGAAAGGGGAGACGGGCGGTTCAGCAGGGCGGGGGCGCTTGTGGCAAAAGGTCCAGCTAGTTTGCTACACAAGGGGCGAAAGGTCCCAGGGTGCCTGGGGGCCAGGCGGGGGCGGAGCAATAGAAACGCGCACTTGCACGAGCAGGAGCACTGGTACGAGACTTGCTTATACTATACCGCAGAAGGGAGGTGCCTTATGGCTCTTTTGCTAGCTTTGTGCGCGAGGTGCGGGAAGCCTATCCCCGGAACCTTGAAGACCAACGTCCCTACCTTATGCGACAAGTGTGGTAGTGGACGCGGGGCTGGTTTGTGAAGCCCCTACCCTGTAGGAGCAGGGGGATCTAGAACAGAAAACAGAAGTACCAAACAAACGACGCGGGAGGTTCTACAATGGCCAAGCAGGAAGAGATTAAGGTCGTGAAGGAAGACGAGTTTTCCAAGGTCGTGGTCAAGCCGATCTACACTGGCGCCAAGGATGCCCGAAAGAAGATTGGTGAGTTTCAGACGGTCGTTCTGAAAGGCGGGCTGACCCCCGCGCAGCTAGCGAAGTGGGTCGAGAGTCAGGACCCTGCCGACGTGGTCGCAAGCTACAACTACGGCAAGGACTTGCGTGATCGCGGCGAAGCAAGCCCTGCCCGCCCGGGTATGGAAACCTCAGTGGTCAAGACCAAGGCTTTCGGAGAGATTGACTTGCTCAAGATGCCCGATCTTCCCGGAAAGCCAGGGAGCGGTAAGGCCAAGGCCATTGCGATGTGCGAAGCCGCTCTCGCGTATGCCAAGCAGAATGGTGCGACCGTACCGAAGGCGTATGCCTTCGCGTATGCCAAGCTCACAGCCAAGTAGCTAGGCCAACGGGCATTGCGCCCTGCGCCCGCCCGAAGGGGCGAAACAAGCCCCTCACAAAACATCGTGAGGGGCTTTCTCTTTGCCCGCCCGCTCGACCCGCCCATCCCATACACTTGTCGAGCACCATACGTCTGTCGAGTACGACGAATTGTGGGAACGGCCTCGGCGGGGGCGGCCCTGATCTCACAAACCGTTTGTACCTTGTTTGTCCCATTCCTGACCTCTGCCTATTTGCGCCTACTTATAGGCTAGGAGCCTAGCGGATAGGAAGTTGGCTGCAAAGCCGCGTCGGGGCGACACTTACGGGAACAAAGAAAAAGCTTGACTCACTCTTTGTTTTATGGTAAAGTAGGTATAATAAAGGGGGAGGTCTAAGTGTATCAAGTCCAGGAATTGACGGAAAGACACCAGCAGATCATCCGACTGCGCTTTGCGGGGCTGTTGGAGATAGACATTGCTGGGCGGCTCGGGGTGGCGCGGGAAACGGTCGTAGCGGTCCTGAACTCGCCCCTCGCGAAGACAGAGCTGGCGAGGCTCGGCGTTCGTGCGGAGGAGATCCTGACCAACGTCCCGCTGCAGCTTGAGCTTCAGGCGGACTTGAGAAGCGCCGGGCGGGAGGCCTTGCATATCAATCGCACGATCATGAAGGACGACGAAGCTGACAAGAGAGTCCGCGCTTCCATTGGACGGCACTTTCTAGACCGCATCGTCTTCGAGATGGAGCCGGAGGAGGAGCGGGAAGGATCGTATAGGCAGATCCTCCGAGGACTCTCCGAGATTCAGCGGTCTCTTGGGCGGGACGTCCTCATCCTCCCGCCCGTGAACGAGGGGTCAGGAAATGGCGGAGGGGACAGTTCTGGCGCCGGAGTTGGAGGAGCTGCTCCGGCTCAGGAATGATTGTTGGTACTTCGCGCAGAAATGCGTTTGGACTAGGGACGAGGTCGATAAGTGGAGCCCGATCAAGAAGTATCCAGATTGGGAGTACCTTCACCTTCTGATGGTCCTGATGGGGAAGGAGTCACTCCTCGCCCTCGTGAAGCATCGAAGGATGCTGGTCACGTGGACGGCATGCGTCGTTGGCACTCACGACGCGATGTTCAACGAGGAGCGTCGGATCGGATATGTGAGCAAGAAGGAAGAGGATTCTGATGACCTTGTACGACGCTGCAAGTTCATCCTGGACAATATCCCGCCGAACGCGCTCTCGATCCCAAAGCCTAAGTATCACTACAAATATACGGAACTGTCCTTCCCGGAGATTGGTTCGGTTATCAAGGGGTATCCCGAGGGCGATGACCAGCTTCGTCAGTACGGCCATAGTCGGATCTTCGCTGACGAAATGGCCTTCTGGGACAAGGCGAGAGAAGCGTACTCCGCCATGCGACCAACCATTCAGGGGGGCGGTCAGATTTGCTTGTTCTCGACACGGTATCCTGGATTCTTCCAGGAAGTCATCGAGGACAAGATCGAGGAGGGAAATGTCGGAGCTTTCAGCAGCTGAAGAACGCGACTCCCCTGTGGTGGTCCCAACCAATAAGGTGACCCTCATGGAAGGGGTTACGTCATGGAAGAACTTGAACAACAAGTTCCTTGTCGTAGACCTTCAACACACAGCGGACCCCAACAAACGGTCTCCGGAGTGGATCGCGGAAGCGAGGGCCGGTTCCGTCAACTACGCACGCGAGTATGGGTCGAAGTGGACCATCTACGAGGGGAAGCGCGTCTATCCGACGTACTCCCGTGATCGCCATTGTATGACCGGAAGCATCTACGCTTTGAAACGAGCACGTCTTGTATCTGGTTGGGATGGCGGCCCAACCGACGTCAACCTCGCCTGGTCTCTCGCCATCGTGGACCCGGAGGGTCCTCGCGTGCGGTTCATCGACGAGTACCACGCCGACGACGGTGATGCAATGGACTTCTTCCAAGTTGTCTCCGCACGACTCAAGCTCGAATGGTTCAAGTTGGGAGGCTTCAGCCTTCACGTCTCCGACCAAGCGTGCTTTACGAAGAGCAACATCGAGAAGTCATCCCTCGCGGACATGGCGAGGAAGTTTGGCTTCTCCTTCATCCCAGGTGAAATCAGTTTCGTGAAGCGTCGATCTGGTGTGGAAACGCTCCTGAAGCAGTACGACGCATTCAAAGTGCATGAGCGCTGTGTCCTCATCGACGAAGCCCTTGGTGGTGGTTACGTCTACCCCAAGGTGATGGGCGGTGTCGGAGGCATGTATAAGGAAACTCCCCTCAAGAACAAGTTTAGCCACATCGCCAACACGATTGAGTACGTCTGTTCTCGCCTCTCAATCGCGGCGCGTCAGATCCCATACGAGGGGAAACGACTCCCCGCACATTCGACTGTGTGACCTATGCCACTCTTTGATCCAGACAACAAACCTGGCGACTCATTATCCAGGCGTCCCATGCCTGAAAATGCAGTCATCCGGGAGGATCTCCTTCCCACGACCGAGAAGTCCCGGAAGCTGATCCGCATGCTTCGGGATCGTGTGGACCTTTCATACCGCACGATCAGCCAGAAATACTCCGATTGGGACACCGTCGAAGAACACTTCCGCTCCTTTCGTCCCTACACATCTAAAGACGTCGACTCCATGAGGAAGAATCAAGTCCAGGAGATCATCGTCCCAATCCAGTTTGCGACGATCATGACGATGGTTACCTTCTTGATGGAGATATTCACAGCGTTGAAGCCGACTCTTCGCATTCGAGGTGCCGATCCCGCCAGCGTTCGTACTGCCCGCGTCATGGAAGCCTGCCTCGACTACGACTACCGTGGCAATCGTGGCTACTTCATGCTCCAACAGTGGATGATGAATATGTGTCGCTACGGATACTGCCCGATGGAGAACTCGTGGGGGCAGCGTTCGTACTTGAAGCGGAGCTTCGAGCGGGGGCCGTCGCCAGGG